TATAACCGGAAGCGTGTAGTACAGAATTTACAAATGCTGCACACCAAGGTGTTTTCTTAACATTAAACGATCCAAAGTTCTGTCCGATAAATGCATTTAATTCATCATCTGCATTTCCTTCACTTTTACCCAAAAATGATTGAGCTAAATCTAGTGGTCCGGAAGGTGTCTTTGGTACTCTTGTTGCTTTTCCTGTATCTGTGACAGGAAATGTTTGTGATACTGGTGTTGCTGGTGCTGGTGTTGCTGGTGCTGGTGTTGCTGCTGGTGTTGCTGGAGTAGTTGCTGGTGTTGATGGAGTAGTTGCTGGTGTGGTTGTTACTGGAGTAGTTGCTGGTGTGGTTGTTACTGGAGTAGTTGCTGGTGTGGTTGTGGTTAAATCTTCAGAAACCAGTGCTTTGGCATATCCTACTCTTTTGCCTCTATGTTCTCCAGATGATCGCTCATACGCTATATCGGTGACTCTTGCTGATTCTTCAGCTGATGTAGTTGCCTTAATTTGTTTACCTGCACCTCTCTCTTGACCCTGAGTTAGTTCATAATTGACAAAATCCAATTGTTCTTTGAATGATGAACCTTCAATTGACTTTCCATATCTTTTCTTAAAATTTTCTTGTCTATCAGGATGCCATTGGGCAATACCCACGGCTTTTCCACTGTCACCTTTCTTTTTGCCGGAAATAACACCTTCACTAAAACCACCAGATTCGACCATTAAATTACCAACAATGCCTGCGGATTGTTCTTTTGTCCATCCCTTAGACATAAAAAATTTCATAGCTTCTTTGGATCTTTCATTTTTGGTCAATCCATCAGGAACGTAATCGGACCCCGCAGAACCACCAAAACTGCCTAAATTTATTCCTGTTCTTTCAGAAAAACCTTTCATAATATCATTAATCGTGTGGGAAATACTATCAATTATTTTGTCAATACCTAACTCTTTGCTGATATTGCTTATAGTTGTAGAAAGACCCTCTATACCCAAAAACTTTTCAATTTGGGACCAATGATCATAAGCAAACTTTCCCATTTTATAATATGAATAATAACGGAATAGTTTGCTTAAAATACCTTCTTCTTTTTCTTCATTTTCCTTTTCACCTTCAACAGCAACATACTTTATAATTGTTAATTCCCTTTCTTCATCTTCCTTTTCGGTTATTTCCTTTTCCTTTTTTTCAAATTTTAAAGTCTGTTCTTTTGCATATTCATCACTAACAATAAATGCATATAATCTTTTCAGTATATTAACATTGATGCCTTCTTTCTTAATCGATGCTGGTTTAATTTCTTCATTCAATTTTGGATATGCAGTTACTATTTTTGTAGACAAAGTGGAAACATCAAATCTCATTTTAAGTGATTTGACAATTTTGTTTATCTTTTCTTTAACCAAATCCTTATCTACTGATTCAGGAAATTCATTTACTGTTGGTAAATATGCCATTATCGTTTCTGTTGTTTTATCCGTTCATTTTCTTGTTCGATATATTGTATCAATAAGGTCACATAAATTTCTCTTTCCCAAGGTATCATTGCTTCCAATTCAGTAAGACTGTACTTATGGTGTTGCATCAAAGAGAAATTTGTTTTATAATAATTACTCAAGTTATCATGACGAAAAATTATCCGAAAAAATTTTCAAGTCCCTCCACTGTAATACTGTGGTCAAATCCACATTTATTACATTTAATTTCAACATCCTTTCTAATCTTTGGAATTGTATCAAAGAATTTTTCTAATTTCACAAATTGGTCTTGGTTCAATGACTCTAAAAAATCCATCAATTCTTGCGGTGTGGATTCATTTGCATAATAATACTGGTCACCATCAAAAATATGTTCAATAGAATCCACAATAATTTTAAATGCAGTTTCTACAGAATTTTCACTTTCGGTTAATTTTTCTATAATAGAAAATTCTGGATACTTTAACTTAATTGATATTTTATTTGTAAGTTGAATATTGGAATCGTCATCGTTAACTTCACCAACCTGAATTTCATTCAAGTCGATTTCAACTTTCATTTTATTTCCACACCTTTCACCTTCAACTTCATTATTGCAGATGTAATTGTTTTCCACAATTTCACCAACAGATTTTGCACGAAGATTGATGAAATAATATTCAACATCAACAACAGGTAATTTATCAATGTTGATATTTTCGGTTAGTGTGCAATTATGCAAAATCTGTCTGATGTTTCTTTCAATAGTTTCTTTGTCATCAGCCTCAAGAGCCATCAAAAGATTCTTCTGTTCCTTCACCAGGAAAGGCCTAAATTTAATTTCCTTTTTTGATAAGGGCAACTTAATGTAAAAAATTGGTGTATCTATTTTTGGCAATGCCATTTTATATCTCCTTCAAATCAGTTTGTTTAAAATTATCCACCTATAAAAGTTTCTATAAGGTTCAGACCAGCATTTTCTAATATTCCTTTGATTTCTCCAAGTTGCCAACTTGAATATCCAAATAAAACGGTAAGTTTGTGGTGTCCTTCAGAAGACCAATCAAGTTCCATTTCATTGACTGCCAAAGGAAATGCATCAATTAATACAGCACGATACACCATATTATTTTGGTGGTCATATTGATTAATTGCAATTTCCGTGGTGTAATCAAATTTATACCTAAAATTGTAATTTGCAGCAGGATTCATAAGTTCTTGCCACTGGTCAAAAAACAATTTTTCTTTCATATCTCCACCAACAATAAATGTCATTGATATATCGTTATATGTTGTTTGATATGGAAGTTTTTGTATTGGTACTGAACCAATCTTTCTATCTGCTGTTGCAAATGTTCTACCTGGCATTTGAGTACTTTCGCAACGTAATGTCAATTTTGTACCCATGTCAGAAAAGAATGGTGCCATAACAAAAGGAACAGGAATAAAAACATCAAATCTAGCTGTTTTAGCTAAATCTTTATTAAAACTTGCAACAAAATCCCTTACATTTGCTCTTGACATCTTTATGAGTCCTTAATCTCGTTAATTGAATCTTGCCAGATTTCTTTTGGTTGTGCTTTTTTAAATTGATGTACAGGCAACATTACTGCAACATCCCATTCATTAGGTTGAACTTTTAATATCTTTGACCTAATGTGAGAATATGAATACCTTTTTATACAAGGTCTAAATTCTCTAAATCTCCTAGATGCATTTAGAATGTCATATGTCACCCTCAATCTTTTAATTTCATCTTCATCATTATACAATGCAAATGGTAATAACTTATCCATAAATGCAATCCGATACTTAATTGGTAAATAGTGCAAATTTAAACCAAGAAAACCATCTCCGTACCTTTCTAAAGTTAATACTAGTGGAAATTTATCATAATATGGCAATTCATTCTTAAATTTTGGATCATAATAAAAATAATACAGACCACCGAGTAAAAATTTTGTGGTGTGTCTATCTCTTTCAGCATTTATTGTTCTTGGTATTGCTGAAGGATTTCTAAGGTCAGAAATTTTATTTTTCAACCACGAATAAGATTCCCGACTCATTGTTTGTAATTGAGCCGCGGTCTTTTGTTGTGTTAATTGTGTGAGTTTTGATGTCATATCTGTATTTATGTATAAATAGGTATGGGTCACAGGATTGCCGTCCTTACCCATTCTAACACTATACAGGAGTATCAGCATGAGTATTTATTCACCATTCAAATGTCTTATTTGTGATAAAGAATTTCATCATCATAATGCACTAACAAATCACCTAAAATCACATAATCTGAATTCGAAATCTTATTATGACAAATATTTGAAGAAAGGTGGAGAAGAATTTTGTAATGTGTGTGGAATTTGCACACCATATAAAGGATTTATAAAGGGTTATACTACAAACTGTCATTCTTGTGCAAGTAAATTGAGCGCAGATAAACAATGGTCCGGTGAAAAAGGACAAATACGAAAAATTAAATTGAGTACACAGATGTTAAATAACAATTTTAGTGTTGGTAGGCCAAAAGGATCAAAAAATAAAAATGAATATCCTAGAACAAAAAAAGTATTGGATAGATTTTTAAATCATCCCCCTCCTTCATAGAAAAATAAAAAACACAAAAATGAAACTTTAGAAAAAATGTCCACATCTAGAGTTAGACTCATAAAAGAGAATGGAGGAAACATGGCATATATGGGTAAATTTACACCAAAAAATCCACAAAAATATAAAGGTAATCATACTAATATTGTGTGGAGATCAACATGGGAATGTAAGTATATGTCTTGGTTGGATAAAACAGATAGTGTCGTAAGTTGGTCAAGTGAAGAAATTGTAATTCCCTACAAAGATCCTTTACGGGGTCACACTAGAAGATATTTTGTTGATTTTTATGTGCAGATTAGAAATAAAGATAACAAGATAGACACCTATCTCATAGAAATAAAACCAAAATACCAGACAATAGAACCAATAAAGAAAACTAAAATTACCAAAAAGTATATAAATGAAGTTTACACTTGGGGAATAAATTCAGCAAAATGGAAAGCGGCCGAGGAATATGCATCAGATCGAGGGTGGAAATTTAAAATTTTAACAGAAGATGAATTGATATCAGTCGGAGTGAAGAGATGATATATTGACATATAATATTAATTGCATTATGTGTTATCTATTTTTGTGGATTTCTTGGTGTAAATTTTCCTTTATAACTCATATAAATATGTATAAACTCAGCAAAACGAGATATTTATAAAAATGGCCAATATCGAATTAATACCACTTGCAGTAAATGGCGTTGCGGTGCCAATGAATTTGTTATATAAATTATTTTCAAATCCTTTGCAACCAACAAACCTGTCGTATCCAATAGATTTGGCCACAAACCCAATTTATGGACATGCAATACAATTTCGTGTAAAGGAATTTAAATATAATTTGGATCCAACAAACCTATCAGGTTCACTGAAGCCCGGAGTAACTGAAAATACACTATCGACCTTATCTTTATATATGCCCGACACACTGTTTACTTCTTTCAACCACGATTGGACACAGGTGAGTTTGACTGAACAACTTGGTCCAATTATGTTTGGTGCAGCAGTCGTTTCGGATGGTATGTTTGGTAAAAATGGCACAAATGTGGACACCGGTAATCAAATCAGTTGGCCATCAGCTGTAGGTACAGAAGCAGCAAATTATTTATCAAAGGGTGGCGATGGTATAGTAGGTACAGGAGGAAAACTGGCAGCAAATGCTTTTAAACAGGTGCCAAATCCACAATTGCAGATGTTGTATAAATCAATAGGTCTAAGAGAATTTCAATTTGAATTTTTATTCACACCTAATTCAAAGAAAGAAGCTGAGTCGGTGGATAAGATTATTCAATCATTTACTTATTATTCTGTACCAAAAACATTGGGTGCAAAAAGTCATCAGTTTTTAAAACCTCCGGAAGTTTTTGAAATTAGTTTTGGATTTACTGGTGATACAGGTTTGACCGGTATTGTTTCCAACTTCTTCAGCAAATTAGGAATGAATATAACACCGTCCGAATTAGGTCCAGCAAAAGTATGTGAAATTTATCATCCTTGTGTGTTAACTAATATGACTGTTGATTATGCACCGAATGGGTGGGCTGCTTATACGGATGGCAGTCCTATTCAAACTAGAATGACTTTAAATTTTAAAGAAACTGATATTGTTGATAAGAATGTATTATTACAAAAAAGTTCAAGATCATCATTCTTGAAATCCTTAAATTCAATTGGATCATAAAGAGTTTTTAAATGAAATATTTCAATACACTTCCATTAATAACTCAAAAAGATTTTAATAATAATGATATAACTATTAATAATATCATAACCCGAGCTTATTTTTTACCTTCTTTACTCAGGAATGTATTAGCATTCTATCAATACGATATCCAGGATACAGATACTCCGGAGATTATTTCTTACAAATATTATAATGACACATATAGATATTGGACGGTATTGTATGCAAATAGTATTGTTGATCCACAAGATTCGTGGCCATTAACAAATCAACAATTCATTAATCACTTGAATAATGCATACAAAAATAATGCAAACAATATATCCGGTTTGGAATACAGCCAAATAACAAATCATCATTATGAACAGACCATAAGCATATCAAATGATTTTGACGAAGAAATTCAAAAAATAACAACACAAATTGACCATGATACTTATAATACACTAGTTGAAGGTTCTGTTACAAATAGTTATTATGGTGATGCAAATACAATGATACATGTAACAAAAACTACAGAGAAACGAGCGGTTTCAATTTATATTTACGAACAAGAACTAAATGAATCAAAAAGAAGAATATATCTTTTGAATAGTGATTATATACCCAGTACAGAAAATCAATTTGCCAAGTTAATGAGTAAGTAATATGACTGCTGCGATTACTGATATTAAACAATCAACTGATTATACTTTAGAAACAATTACACTTATAGATGCCAACAACAAAGAAGTTTTGGAATTAAAAAATTACTTCGTTGAGTTGAATTATTATGAAGATATTTTTAATAATTCTGTGTCGGGAAGAATAGCTATATCCGATGCTGTGGGTAATATTGATGCAATGCAAGGTTATGAAAAAGTAAAAATTAGTTTTACTAGAGCTCTAGGTGGTGATCCTATAACTGGTACTTTTTTCGTATTTTCAATATCAGATAGACATTATGACAAAAGTACTAATTTTGAAACATATACTATAAATTTCTGTGATGAAGATTTGATAATGTCGGAAAGATATAGAGTTTGTAAATCATATAAAAAATCTTCCATTTCAAGTATCATAAACGATGTTTTGAAGAATTTTTTAAATACTCCAAATAATATTGATATAGAAAATACTATTGGTTTATATGATTTTGTATTACCCAATAAAAAAATTTACGAGACAATTAATTGGTTGGCCACTTATGCTTTACCTAATAATGGTGCGCCTGGTGCTGATATGTTATTCTTTCAAAATTATAATGGTTATAAATTCAAATCACTACAAACATTATATCAACAAAGTCCAATTGATGAATATTTTTATAGTGCAAAAAATGTAACATCTCTATCAGGTGAAGGTTTTATTGATTTTTTCACAATATTTAAACTTGAAATTTTAAGTAATATGGACACCTTAAATGGTGTTATGAAAGGTACCTATTATAATAGAATAATATCTTTTGATCCATTGACAAGAAAATATTACAATAAAGATACAAATAAAGATTTTGATTATGATGAATATTACGAACAGTCCAAAAAATTAAATGATGATAAAATAATAAATGTTCCTGATGACACCGATGGCATTTACAAGGACAGATTTGGAAAAAAACTAAATGATCCAGTTCCAAGTAATTTTGAAGCTGGCCCATTAAGATTGATGTTATCCAATTCTACACAATTAAATCAAGAATATTTAAAACAAAATAATAAACCTGGTGCTTTAACTAATGATATTTTTGTTGAAAAATATATTATTAATAGAATAGCACAACTTGAATTATCATCATACACAAAGATTAAGATTATGGTTCCGGGAAATTCAAATTTAATTGCTGGTAAAGTTGTTAAAATAAATATACTTAATACAGAAGTTGATTACAACAACGGTGAAAAAGACAATGACCGTATTTTAAGTGGTAATTATTTAATTACCGCGGTTCGTCATATAATTAATTTAACGAGATATATAACAGTAGTTGAACTCTCAAAAGATACAAGAATATCAGAAAATTCGGCCGGCCCTTGGAAGTAATTTAATATGATAGATAAAAATAATTTTATAGGATTAAATGGCTTTGTTTGGTGGGTGGGAATCATAGAGAATAGGATGGACCCATTGAATATGGGAAGATGTCAGGTTAGAATATTTGGATGGCATACTGATAACCAAGCATTATTGCCAACTAAAGATTTACCTTGGTCACAACCAATGTATCCTGTCAATGCATCAAAAACTTGGCAGGCACCAATGCCGGGTGAATGGGTTGTTGGATTCTTTATGGATGGTGAATCGGCACAATTTCCAATAATGATGGGTGTTTTACCCGGTATAAAACAAGATAATAACAATTAAAAGGTTGCAAAATGGCCAATTTGGATATAGCTGGTTTGGGTTCTTCAATAAACCAGGTCAATAATACAAAAGTACCAGGTGATTATCAACTCAAAGGTGTTAAAGTAAACTCGGATGAATTGGGTGCTGCGGTTAATAGTGCTCAAAATGCAAGCACATCAGCCGGAGATAAATGTAACAGTAAAGTTGAACCTTTTTATGCTACACCTGTCGACCAATGGGTTACAGGTAGTGGATTTACAATTAAAGAATCAAATCCTCCTCAACCTCCAGAAAAATCAACCAATGACAGACCAAAAAAGGGAGCTCCAAGTGGACCGGGAACATATTTTAGAGGTGTTAATTGTGAAACTGGCGTTGGTGTTGCAAATTTAAATCTATCATTTAATTGTAATTTCGTTAGTGCTATAAACATCGATTCATGTTTATTTAAATTTCAAAAATCTATTGAAGTAAGAACTTATAGATTAGTTAGATATGCATGGTTTCTAGCGGCTTCAAGTATGCCAATATTAGACCATATTAGAAATTTTGTGGAACAAGTTTGTAGAGTTTTAAAACAAATTATGAAAATAATTTGTTTCATTAAAGAAATGATTACTTGTATCTTATCAACTATAACCGCAATAACCGCAATAATAACCTGGATTGTAACATTACCGGTCAGATTTGTTGGTTATCTGATGGAATGTATTTCTAGTTTTTTGAGTAATATTATGAATTCATTAAAGGATATGGCATCATCGTTAGGATCATCATTTGGTGGAATATTACAATGTGCTCCATTTAAATGTCCTAATACTGCAAATGCTTCAACAATAATGAGTTAACATATAATATGGCATACACAAACGGAAAAACTTCCAGTGATTGGAATACAATAATGGAACCACCTTCTGTGGCCGATGCACAGGAAGGTACACGACCAGTTTATCCATATAATAATGTAATTCAAACTGAATCGGGACATTCATTTGAAATGGATGATACACCTAAACGTGAAAGACTTAGATTACACCATAGAGATGGAACTTTTCTGGAAATGCATCCAAAGGGTGATGAGGTTCATAAGATTTATGGTGATGGATATGAAATTATTTTAAAAAATAAAAAAGTATCAGTCAAAGGATCATGTAGTATACACATAGATGGTAATGCTGCAATTGAAGTTAAAGGAGATTCATATTCAAGTGTCAAAGGAAATTATACAGGTATTGTTAATGGCACATGTAATATAACCAGTAAAGGTGACATGAATCTCACTGCGAATAAAGAATTGAAAATTTCTTCAGGTGATGATATAGAATTAACTTGTAAAACTCTCAATGTGGGTGGAGATTTTTATGTACAGGGAGACATAGGTTGCCAACAATCAATAGTAGCACAAGGTAATATTACTTCAAATCAAGTTGTTATGGGATTATTGAGTATTAGGTCACCAGGTGCTCTTTTTATTGGACCACCAGCTGTAATATATCCAACTCCAACTGTAGGTTTTGTTGATATTTTGGTACCAGCTTATATTAGCATGACAGCCGGCACATTTATATCAGAAAAGGCTGGAATTAATATATCTATGATTGCAGGCACCGCAATAACAGGGGTAGCCGGGGCAACTATAACATTAACAACTCCGTTAGTAACTCATGTTGCTGCATTAACGAAAATGACAGGGAATTTAATAGTTGCTGGTGCTATTATCGGTGGTACCTCTATTACAGCGGCCGGTTCGGTGGTAGCGGGTATAGATGTACTTGCTCCAGGGGTAACATTATTGACACATGTACATGGAGGAGTAATGCCGGGTCCAAGTGTTACTTCACCGCCGGTTTTGTAGGCTCATATAATCAAAATCTTAATAAAAAAAATGTCACTAAACAAAATATACTCAGATATAGATTTAACATTCAAATCGCAACCCGTTTCTAAGGATATACCAATTAGTTACGATGAAAATGCTGTTTTGCGTTCAATTAAAAATTTGTTATTGACCAGACCATATGAAAGATTGTTCAATCCAGAACTCTCCTCATTAATTGATTTTTATTTGTTTGAACCAATTACTGGTTTAACGGGTAATCAAATTAAACAAGAAGTAACAAGAGTGGTTACCAACTGGGAACCCAGAGCAACTATTGCATCACTTGATGTGCAAGCATCACCGGATGAAAATGGTTACAAAGTTACAATGTACGTTTATATTGGTAATAAAGCAGAACCGACAGGAATTACTTTGGTTTTAAAACGTTCCAGATAATATATTGTCCATTCATCACATAAATATAACAATAAACATTTTAAAGGTTACTATTCATGGCCGGAGCTAATTCCAATATAAGTCTAGTAGGTTTAGACTTTGATGTAATCAAAAATAACCTAAAAACATACTTAAAGTCACAAGATGTTTTCAAGGATTACAATTTTGATGGATCAGGACTTTCAGTATTACTCGATGTATTAGCATATAATACGCAGTATAATGCTTTCTATTTAAATATGGTTGCTAATGAAATGTTCTTAGACACTTCATTACAAAGATCCTCTGTGGTATCTCATGCAAAATTATTAAATTATACACCCAAATCTGCAACTGCTCCGGCAGCTATAATTAATATTACGGCGAATAATGTTACTGATACCAGTGTAACACTTCCAGCTTACACTAATTTTTTATCAGAGGCAATAAATAAAATCAATTATAACTTTGTTACTGTGGATTCAGTTACTTTAAATACCGACCCACTAACACAATCAGTTATTTTTAATGATATTATAATAAAGGAAGGTATTCCTGTAAATTATACATTTACTGTTGATTCAACATCAAACCCAACTTACGTTTTCGAATTACCTGATTCTTCTGTTGATTCCAGTACTGTTAGAGTAATGGTACAACAATCTAGTTCAAATACATATTCTTCAACCTACACTGTTTCTAATAAGTACTTAACTCTAGATGGTACCAGTGAAGTATTTTTTATCGCCGAATCTGTCAATGGTAATTATGAAATTACTTTTGGCAACGGAATACTAGGAAAGAAATTAGTAGATGGTAATCTAGTTAAGGTTTCTTATATTATTACTCAAGGTAAAGCTGCAATCGGTGCAAACAATTTTGTATTGATGGATACTTTACCTGGTTTGACTGATGTTACGATATCAGGAAAATTACCAGCAGGACATGGAAGTGGAAAAGAATCCATAGATTCAATCAAGTTCCAAGCACCAAAACTTTATGCTTCTCAGAATAGGGGAGTGACTAAGACAGACTATATTGCTCTAATCAATCAGAACAGTCTTGGTATATCTTTCGATGCGGTGAACGTCTGGGGAGGCGAGGAGAATGTACCACCAGCATACGGTCAAGTTTTCATTTGTGTGAAACCTACAGGTTCTTACACACTCAATAACACACAAAAACAAAGATTGATAGAAGAAACTTTGAATCCCGTTTCAATCATGACGGTAACACCAACAATGGTTGATCCAGATTATACTTATATCAGAGTTGTAGCAAATGTTGTGTATGATCCAGATAAGACCAATTTGAATTCTAGTCAAATCAAGGAAAAAGTCAGAACAGCAATTCAAAGTTTTTCCACTTCAACACTGAATACTTTCAATTCAAGTTTCATGTCAAGTAAATTGACTGATGCAATTTCTTCTGTAGATACTTCGATTATAACTAACGAAATAAATATACAGGTGCAAAAGAAATTCTATCCGAATTTAGTTACACCAAGAACATACAATCTACAATATGGAACATCCTTAAAGAAAGGCATGTTTCAAGGTTCTGTAAATAGTTATCCGGCCATTAGATTTACCAATAAATCCGATAGAGCAAATACTATTAATGGTGTATATCTCGAAGAAATTCCACAATTCACCTCAGGTGTAGATTCAATTTACATAGCCAACCCTGGTTTTGCATACCAATATCCACCAACTGTAACTATTCTTGGTGATGGATCTGGAGCAACAGCAACATCTACAATTAACACAATAGGCCAAATTACTGGTATAACAGTTACATCATCTGGTAATAATTATACCAGCGCCGTTGCAACCATTACACCAGATCCATATGACACAACAGGAAAAAATGGTGTGGCTATCGTTAATTTACAAGGCAAATATGGAACATTAAGAACATTCTATTATAATTCAAATAATGTAAAAACGGTGTTAAATAGTAATGCTGGAATAATTGATTATGAAAATGGTGTATTGACATTAAATAATTTCGGTCCAATACAGGTGGATAATGATTTAGGTCAATTAACAATCTCGGCAACACCAACATCAACATTAATATCATCATCGTTTAATAGAATATTAACAATGGATGTTTATGATCCAAATTCTGTTCTTGTTAATGTGTTTACTAAGTAGTAAGCAATGAATAGAGTAAAAACTTCCACTTTAGTCCCCTTTCAGTTACCTGATTGGATAAGGTATGACGAAAATACCACAAATTTTGTATTGTTTCTACAATCATACTATGAATGGTTAGAACAAAATCAAAATGTATTGGATTTAGAAGGTAATATTCTAGATTTCTTTGATGTTGATAAAACAACAGACCAATTCTTAGAATATTTCATTAATGATTTTTTACAATATTTTCCTAAAGATGCATTAATCAGTAAAAGTACTGCTATCAAAGCAGCAAAGGAATTATATTCCAGTAAAGGAACTCCATCTTCATATAAGTTTCTATTCAGAATATTATTTGATTCCGACTTTGAATTTTTATTAACCAAAGACCTGATATTAAAACCATCAAACGGCAATTGGTTTGTACCAAAAAGTTTAAAGTTATTAACCAATGATGAAAATTTTCTTAATGCAGAAGACTATAGAATTTTTGGAGAAACAACCAAATCTATTGCTGTTGTAGAAAATTCTATATTAAACGGCGATAAAACTGATGTTTATATTTCTTACATTAATAATGTTGAAAGAAGTTTTCATTCAGGAGAATATGTAAGATTATTATATGCAAATAATCAAAGTGTTCTTGTTAATGGCAATCCGGTCAGAGCAAAGATTGTAGGTCAGGTAAACAAAATTACGATTGATCCGAACAATAGAGGTCTGGTATATCGTCCTGGTGACCCTGTAATTGTTTATGGCGGACTAAGTGCATCAAATGGTATTGGTGCAACTGCAACTGTTGCTGATACCACAACAGGTTCTCTAGATAGAATTAATGTTGTGAATGGTGGATTTGGATACAGGCCAGATCCAAATACCATAATAACAGTAACAAATGTGGATGGCGCCACAGCAAAAGTGGGTACTGTAAATCCTGATCCACACCTAATTGCAAATGTAACTAATATATCAATTGATAGTATCTCGTTATCAGTTAACTCTTGGGTAGGTAATGTTTATTCGTTCTTTACTGCACATCCAACTGCAAATATAAACACACCGTTAATTGATGCACTGAGTTTTACATCATTTACAACATATCCAATATCATCAATCTTGGTGACATCCCCAGGATCAAATGGTAATCAAAATCCAACAATAACAGCAACATCTGTTTATACAACAACATCAGGTTATCAAACCGATTTATCACAATTGGGTATTTTGGGTCCAATAAAGATTGTAAATGGTGGCCGCGGATACAGAGCAAACGATAGAATTATTTTTTCTGATGGTACTTCAGGTTTCGGTGCATATGCAAATGTAATAAATGTTTCCAGTAATGGTGCAATCACATCTGTTTCTTATGTGCAAGGAAGCCTGGTAGCGTCTTTGGGTGGAAACGGATATGACATAAACAATCTACCAACACTCAGTGTAATTTCATCCAATGTACTAGCATCAAATGCTACTCTTGTTGTAACTGGAATATTAGGTAAAGGTGCAACATTTTCACCTATTGTTAGTAGAATTGGCCAAGTAAAATCTATTAACCTACTTTCGACGGGTGAAGATTATATTACCACACCTAATGTTTCCTTGGTGGTTCAAGATATTGTGGTGTGCAATGTAGATTATAATAATTTACCCGTGAAAGGTGATGTTGTTTACCAAAATTCAACACTAAATGTCATTTCATATAGCGCTTCAGTAAACTCAATATCTTTATTGCAAGAATATCCTAATACACAACAATCATTATATAATTTAAGAGTATTTAACTATACATCTAATCCGGATCCAGCAAAAACATTGAAATTGTTGAATAAAAATAATACATTAACAATGGCAAATTCCGCATTCAATGAAAATTATAATTCATTTGGTGTTAGGTATTATGGTGACGGCAGAGCAAGAGCTAATGCATCTATTATTAATGGACTATTCTATGGTGAAGGAAGATACTTGGACCAAAAAGGCCATTTAAGTTCCTATGATGTACTTGAAAGTGAGTTGTATAATAATTACACATATCAAGTTACGGTAGAAAAAGAAATTGCTCGTTATAAAAATGTTCTATTGAATTTAATACATCCAACAGGAACAAGAGCATTAGGAAAATTCATAATAAGTTCAAACACATCATTCAATATTGAAGGTATCAGTTCTAATTTTTCAGGTCATTCATTAAAATATTATACTAGTTATCCAGCAAGTTACGCAAGGGTGTTTACACCATTTGAAACAGATGAGTATATCACTGATTATATTTTTCCGGCTGAGAATTATAAAATTAATAGTTTTGCTTATGATTTCTTAACAGCAAATAGTTCGGCAAATGTTACTTCCACATTAGCAAATGCATTTACTGTACTACCAAGAGGAACAAATTATAGCAATGTTGTGCAATTTATTAGTTTGGCTGGAGCTGATATCGGTGAGTTTATATTTTCTAATAGTGTAATTGAAATAACAACACCCACTGGACCAAATATAAAGAGTGAAGTTGTTAGTGTCAACAGCAATCTGAGGAACATAATATTAAAAGATAAAGTTTGGTTAACTTATCCTAATGTTGCTATCATACAAGCAAATTCTGGATCTAATGTTATAAATATAATATCAACAACAGGAGCTTACGATATTGTAAACAATGGAGAATATAGTAATCCATATTATCCATTACTTGATGTTGTGTTTGCCGGCGACTTAATTAGTGTACCAAACAACACCGTTATGACGGTGACAAATGCTGATATTTTAAATAATAAAATATATGTTAATTCAGTATTTACACAGAATTCTTATGGTTATATAAGTGTGAATAGAACAATTAATTCAACGAATGTCACAATATGGAATTCAGTTGGAACTCAATATATTCCAGAATTGACAACAGAAGATGGTTTAACAATACTTACAGAATCCGGATCAATAATACTACTAGGTTAAAGGATACCAAATGAGTTCAGTAAAAATTTCTCAATTATCGGAAATAAATCATTTAAATATAAACACCGACCAAACTGTATTAGTTGGTGTTGATTTATTATCTGATATAACCGGAAAAATATCAATAACGACACTCGCAGAAGGATTATATTCAGAAAATCCATTGAAGGTTGGTTATAATCAGGTATTTTTTCCTAATTCTGTGGGTCAGTTCTCTGGCAATTCTGCAAGTTATTTACAAGTTAATATGCAGAACTATACATCAAGTGGTTCTGGTGATTTTGTGGTGACAGCTGATACTGGTTCTGACTCATCCCGATATATTGATTTGGGTATAAACAATTCTGGTTATAGTGATCCGACTTTTTCAGCAATGTATCCTTATGATGGATATCTGTATGTTCAAGGTACATCATCCAACTCGAATGATGGAAATTTAATAATTGGTACATCGACATCAAACACAAACATAAAATTTATTGTTGGTGGTACAAAATCCAATGATATTATTGGTTATATGACGAGCAATGGTTTTGTTTTAAACCAAAATACATCATTTACATTTGGTGATGGAACAACACAAAGTACGGCGGCCGCCACCAATGCTTATTCCATTGCAACCAGAAATATTGCAAATTCAGCAAGTGCTAATACCATCTATTTGTTTGGTGCATTAAATCAAACAAATACCAATATAGTAAATGCTAATACCCAATTGAAGTCTTATACTGATGGTATTGTAACAGCAGCCAATACTCAATTAAAAGCATATGCTGATGGAGCTATTAGTTCAGCCAATACCCAATTGAAGTCTTATACTGATGGTGCTATAGCTTCAGCTAATACCCAATTGAAGTCTTATACTGATGGTAAATTCTTGGCCAATACAAATGGAAATACTTTTGCAGGGGCATTGAACATCACCGATAAACTGAATGTTAATGGTTCTGTAATATTTGCAAATACACAGTTTACTGCAACCGAATCAGCATTAACTATTGCAGCATGTCCTATCGGTGATGTTCAATTACCATCCAATGATGGATACATGTTACACATTTCCGGTAAACAGAATGTGTCCTCCAGAATCGTATTTGACTCGTATGGTGCAAATACCTATGTTGTTGTTGCTGGTAGAACTGCAAGAGGTACTCCTATTGCACCCCAAGCAGTAGCAAACGGTGATATTCTAATGAGAATGTCTGGTAATGGTTATGGTACTACCAAATTTTCCACATTAGGAAGTGGTAGAATTGATATTGTTGCAACAGAAAACTTTACTGATGCCGCAAGAGCAACACAGATACAATTCTTTACCACAACCGCAGGAACTAATACTCAAACACAGATTGCATCCTTCAATGGATCATCAGCAATATTCAGTGGTGTTGTTAATCCACAAAAGGGATTCATCTATAATCCAAATGTTATTTCTGGTATAATTAACACATTAAATATTGATATTGCAAATAATTCATTATATAAATTTAATTGTAATGCAACCACGACAATAAATTTAAATGGATATTCTGCGGGTAAAGTTGTAGAAGTTTGGTTAACAAATGTTGATACTGGTGTTGGGTCAAATCACACAATCACTCACGGTTGTTATGCAAACAATTCTACAATAGGTGCAGCGTCTTTCACATTATCATCACTGCATTCTGCATACCTGAGATATTTCAGTATTGATGGCGATTTAGCAAATACCTTTGTATCTGTCAATTATTCATAATAAATAAAACTATGGCAAATATAACAACACTATTAACATACGGATTAAAAGTTTTTTCGGTAGAACAAACCTATTTCTCTCCAATAGTTAGTATTCCAAATAGTTCTGGGTCACTGTCATCCATATACTGTTTTCTATCTAATGATTATCCTTGGGATGACAACAATATAGTTATTCCTAATGGATCACAAAAATATCTAAAGGAAGTACAGAAGAATATTTTTGTTGCAAAACGAATCAATGTTAATGATATATCTCCCGTATTAAGAAGAATAGATTGGACATATAATACGGTTTATGATTTCTATCGAGATGATATTGATATGGTGGCCCAAGATATTAATAAGGTGCCATTATATACATTTTATGTGAAGAATGTTTACGACCAAGTATTCAAATGTCTATGGAACAATAACGGAGAGGCCTCGACCGAAGAACCAGTATTTGAACCAGGTAAATTTTTATCTGATAATATTTACTATGGTTCGGATGGTTATAAATGGAAATATATTTACACCATAAACTCAGCTGAAAAAGTTAAATTTATGGATTCATCTTGGATGCCTATCCCCGCATCAATTGAATCAGCAAGTCCATTGAATAAATCAGCTGGTTACGGAAACATAGATGTAATCAATGTGACAAATGGTGGTGTCAATTATAACACTGATGTTACAATAACAATCACCGGAGATGGCACAGGTGCATCAGGAACAGTAGTAAAGTCTAATGGTGCAATAACTGACATTACTGTTACATCTTCTGGTACAAATTATACCTATGCAAATGTCATAATCACCTCATCCACTGGATCAAATGCAACAGCAATTGCTCCGGTCTCTCCTGTTGGTGGCCACGGTAGTGATCCAATCAGTGAATTAGGTTGTTCTCATGTTATGATGACTTCACAATTCAACAGTTCCGAATCTGGTTTAATACCAACAAATATATCATATCATCAATTGGGTATTCTTATTGATCCGGTATTGTCCAGTACAGGCAATAAAGCCAATGGAACAATTTATAAAACCACAACAGATTTGATTGTTTCTTCTGGTTTCGGTGACTATATACAAAATGAAATGGTTTTTCAAGGAGATTCATTAGAAACTTCTACATTTAGTGCTAGAGTTTTGGATTTTGACTCATCCAACAACATAATACACACAATAAATACAAAAGGTAGTTTAATATTAAATTATCCTGTTTTTGGTGATATATCAAGAACAACCAGAACATTAACATCAAATAGTTCTTCAGATTTTGTTGCACTATCAGGTTATGTTGGTTATGTAGATAATCGTACCAGCATTATAAGAAATGAAGATGGTATTGAACAATTTAAAGTAGTAATAGAATTTTAAGGTATAAAAATGGCATTGAACTTTAACACTTCTCCGTATTTCGATGACTTTGATCCAGCAAAGAATTTCCACAGAATTCTATTCAAACCAGGGAACGCGGTTCAAGCTAGAGAATTGACACAAACACAGTCGATTCTTCAAGACCAAATTACAAAATTTGCCGATCATATATTCAAACAGAATTCTGCTGTTACTGGTGGACAAATAACCACAAACTTAAATTGTTCTTATATCAAACTACAATCAACCTATAACGGTATACAAATTGACGTTAATGATTGGAATGGAAAATTAATTCAAAATGCTACTGGTACTATACTGGCCAGAGTACTTGCAGTTGCAGCAATCACATCAGCAGATGGCACTGGTGATCCAGATACACTGATTCTTACATATAAGTCAGGAATTCAGTTTGTGGATGGTGACATAATTTATGATACAGAATCAAATTTAACTGCTCAATTATTATTGGTCGGTGCTACAGGAACAAGTTCCGTTTCTTCTATTGCACAAGGTGTTTTTTATATTTCAAGTAACACCACAAAAGATACCGGTGAAGTCATTTCAAATGGCACATTCGTACAGGTTAATCCACAAACAACTATTTTGGGTAAATATTCAAATGCACCCAGTGTTCGTGTAGGTTTAAATATCTCCGAATCAATCCAGTCGTACATTGAAGATCCATCACTTTTAGACCCAGCTATCGGTGCTTCAAATTATCAAGCACCAGGTGCAGACAGATATGTTATCAATCTTAAACTAGAAACAAGACCATTATCATTAGGTGACGATTCTACATTCATTGAACTTGTGAGAATAGAAAACGGTAAAGTTTTCAAAATGACAGATGATTCTGTTTATTCAGTTATCGGTGATTATTTTGCCAAGAGAGATTATGAAACAAACGGTGACTATGTTGTTAGTGATTTCAAATTAACTCCAAAAGTTAATGATGACGCATCAACGTACACATTGAGTGTCGGTAAGGGTATTGCATATGTGCATGGTTATAGAATAGAAACCCAATATCCTATTGATATTGTTTCAAACAGAGCAAGAACAACAGAATCACAAAATAATAATCCAGTGTTTATGGATTTCGGTAGTTACCTGTATGTTAATTCTGTTAGTGGAGCTAACACAGCTTTCTTTGATGTTACCACAAGTCAACAAATTGATTTGCATTGTGTAGATAGAAATTATGTAAATACTTCTACTGCAAACTCATATAACTCAACACTTGTAGCTTCTGCATATATTAGAGGTCTTGTGTATGACCACAGTACAACCGATGCAAATACTGCAAGTTATGTGTATAAGGCTTATATTAATGATGTACAGAATAACGTAATTTCTGCAAATGTTGTTTCAGCCAATGCAAATACTATAACTTTACCGAGTTATTTCTCCGCAACAACTAATGCATACAATAATATCATTGTAACAATTCAATCTGGTACCGGCGCCGGACAGTTTAGAACAATTTCTGCCTATAATGGCACCACGAAAGTTGCAAACATAAGTCAAAATTGGACAACAGTTCCCAATGCAAATTCAATTTTCGGTTTATTATTCGATGTTAAAGATACCGAATCACTAATTGCTGCAACAAAAACATCTTATCCTGCATCAATTGTTGGTAAGGCATCAATTGATCCGCAAAGTAAAAATGGAGGCGTGAATAATGGTGATGTGTCTATACAAAATCCAACATTGCCGGAAATGTTATGGAGAGTTGGCAATCCATATGTTGCAAATGTTGTAAATTCATCTTATACCACATCACAAACATTCAGAAGTATTGCTTTCACCACTACTGGTAGTGGAATTTCAGCGCAGTTGAATTATGAAGGTTCATATACAAATATTATTCGTCACTTCGGAACACCACTCAGTACATTATCAACCGACTTAGTTAAACAGAATTATACTGTTGTTGTAACTGATAAAGGTGCTAACGCATCAATTAATGTTGGTGATGTAATTCCTTGGGTCACCTCAGGTAGAACAGTCACTCTTGATACCGATTCTTCAATTGCAACATTCAATGCATCAGATTTGACACCATTTACTGCAACAATTGTCGCGAAAGTATTTGTTGTAAATGGCGACAACACAGGCCATGTACTAAAAGGAAAGAACAAGATTGTTGCAAATACAACAACAGTTAATATTAGTGGAACTCAAGTAAACACCTACACTTATGTTGATGATACTCCTTTAACATCAACAGGACAGGTTTATATTAGAAATGCTGGTATAGTATCTCCAGGACAAAATCAAACTTTATATCTCTCAGATGTAAAGTATATTAGAAAAGTTATTGATACTGGTTCAGCAAATACCACACCAACAGCAGCAATGTTAACCGATATATCATATGATATAACCAATAGGTTTACATTAGATAATGGACAAAGAGATAATTTCTATGACCACGCAAGTATCAAATTAATACCAGGAGCACAAAAGCCACAAGGTAATATATTGGTTCTTGTTGATTATTATCAACACGTTGGTGGTGATGGATACTTCAATGCAAGATCGTATATGCACACAGGTGTGTCATCTTTACCAGAAGATTATAGATTGATTCCATCATATACAAGTAAAAATGGAACATATTATAATTTAAGAGATTGTTTGGATTTTAGACCAGCAAGATTAAATGCACAAACTGCTTCTATTTTTAGATATTCAAACTCATCTGATACAAGACATGGTTTCTACCAACCAGTCGATTCAACAACTTATACTTCCGATTATTCATATTATCTGGGAAGAAAAGATTTATTGGTAATAACAAAGGACAGGAATGTTACAATTATTGAAGGTTCTCCATCTGTAATTCCTTTATTACCAACTCAACCAGATGCATCATTGGTTATTGCACAACTTAGTCATTTGCCGTATACATCTTTCATTCCAACCGAAAGATCACCATACAGTTATTTTGATTTGTCTTTCAATAAAGTTCTGCATAAGAGATATACCATGCAGGACATTTCAGGATTGGAGAGCAGGATTAGTCAAATGGAGTACTATACTTCATTAAATAATCTGGAAAAGAATGCACAATCTATGCAAATATCAGATACTTTTGGATTGAACAGATTCAAAAATGGTATTATGACTGATGACTTCTCTAGTTATGCAACATCTGATGCTTACAATTTGACATACTTTGCTACTATCAATAAAAGAACAAAGCAAATGACATCAAGTCAAATTGTCGATAATTATCCATTAAAGTCATTAGACACCGTATACAATACAGGAATATTAACTCCAGAAAACCAAAACAATCTACAATATGCAGTACATAAAAGTGGCTATGTGAACTACTACACATTACCACATACCTCAAATACTGCGATTGTACAATACTTGGCAAGTAGAGTTGTAAACCTCAATCCATTCTCCGTAGCAAATTTTGAAGGTTCTTTAGCGTTAACACCAAACGTTGATAACTGGGTAGATAGACATGAACTTCCAGCTCTTTTGATTACCGATAAAAACCTTAATGTATTCAGAGCATCAGATAACTACAGTACATTCTATATGGGTGACTGGCAAACTGTTTCGAGTACAACCGAAGGAACAGTTAAAGTATCATCAACCGACCAACAAATATTTGGATTGCAAAACCATACGGATGCAAATTGGTGGTTAAATGAACCAGTATTTCAAGGAAGAGAATCAAATATAGGTGTAGGACTTGCTTTACACCAAGTAACGGATACGGCAACCACAACGCTGACAACCATAACAAATCAACAACAGCAAGTTGTTAGTGGATACTATAGTAATATTGGCAATACCTACTCACTCAATAACGGGTACATTACCGATATCAGTATTCTTCCATATATAAGAGCACAGCAAATCACAATCAAATCAAAAGCGTTGTTGATTAATTCACCAATGACTGCTTTCTTTGATGGACAAATTGTTTCTGGTAATTTTAGAAAATCTAATATTTTAAAATTAACTAACGTTACTGGAAAATTCTATGAAGAAGATACTATTGGATACGTTGATATTGGTAACCAATTTCACGCAACAGCTATTGTAATAGGTGTATTTGAACAAGCAAATACTGTCAGTGGAAGTAATAATACTACATTATATGTAATATCAGATGGTTATAACCAAACATATACAACAAACGGCACTATAGTAAGTTTAAGGTACTATACATCACCAGGTGGTGTAGTTATTGGTCTTCTCCCTGGTACATCACCATATGTAAGTTCGGGAACGTTAGTTTCTTCACAGCATTTTGCTGGAAATGTTCCTGCTGCAAATGATGGAACAATTCTTGTTAATACCAGTGTTAATTCATTAAAACTTGCACCAATGGCATCTTCTGTTGATAATTACTATGTGGGCAACACAATCAATTTAGTTGCTCGTACAGGAATCACTGCATCAGCTACCATTATTTCGTATGATGGAACATATAAGATTGCACATCTTAATTCTAATATTACGGCATCCTCGGGTGAATTTTACTCTATAGGTGGAATTTCCACCGATGAAAGTGGTGCTGTATACGGCATCTTTAATCTACCAGGTGCGACCTTCCATACGGGCGAAAGGGTATTCCGTATTGACAATAGTATCAACGGAAACAAAGATACTTCAACATCTTATGCAGAAGGAACTTTTTATGCTTCTGGCCTAAGTGTACAATCACAACAAATTGATTTTGGTGCATCACCATCCGGTGCAAAGAACACCGTTACGTCATATAATAATAGACAGACTGTTGAAACCTCAGTGTCACAGTCTCAAAATAAATGGTTGTATACATGTCCGTATGACCCTGTTGCACAAACATTTATTGTAGATAATGTCAATTTCCCAAATGGTATGTTCTTGAGTTCTGTAAAATTGTTCTTCAGAACCAAACCTACAATTGACAATTCACCAGTAACACTTTCTGTTGTTGGCACTTTAAATGGTTATCCAAATGGTCAAACATTAGATAATTCAATTGTGACTGTGAGTAAGAATGATATTAATATATCTGAAAACCCACATTATTTGAATCCAAATACTTACACTGTATTTAATTTCGATGTTCCTGTTTATATTCAACCTGGTGTTCTCTACTCATTGATATTGAAATCTCCATCTAAAGAGTATAACCTATGGACCGCATCGTTGAACGATACTGCATTATTATCATCAGTAAAGAATAACTATACTGATCCGAATCCATCTACATCAACAAAAATTACTACGGCTCCTTATGTTGGTGCTCTGTTCATTTCACAGAACTCACAAACATGGACAGCTGACCAAAATCAGAGTTTGATGTTTGTTATTGATAGATGTCAATTTGATATTTCCGTGGCACCTGCTATTCAGTATGTAATTCCTAGGTATCTACCACAGAGAACACTTGTTGACCAAAGTTTGGATTATTACAATAATGCAAACAATGTATCAAGTTTAATACCTTCATTGTCATACAATGATGATTATGCTGATGCATTTAATTTAACAACCACCGATTTTGTTCCATCATCAACAAACATCAATTATTATTATAGTGCAATGTTGAATGGTGGAAGTATGTCCACACCAACTTCGGTAAATCCTGCCAAGTATGCAACATCAATGTATGATAACATTTATTTGAATGATGGTAGAGGTAGTAGAATATTATCTGCAAATTCAAATACATCATTCTCAATGTATGGCCAAATAAGTTCTAATGACGTAGCCGTTAGTCCATTAATATCTGATGCAGGGTTAACAGCATACACAATTAAATGGAACATAAATAATTGTGAGTTATCAAATAGTTTGATAACTTTGACCGCAAGTGGTTCTGGATATACTCCAGCAAATACATTTGTTACAGTTTCATCACCAACAGGTTCATATGCTCAACAAGCATATGCTAAAGCAAATGTTGTTAATGGTGTGGTTTCATCTGTGTATTTCACAAATGTTGGTTCTGGTTATAACCAAACACCAACAATAACAATTACAGATATAAGTGGTACACCAGGAAATGGTGCAACAGCAATTGTTACAGGTGAAACATCAAAAGGTGGCGGGCCAGCAGAAACAAGATACTTATCAAAGAAAGTTGTTCTTGCTGATGGATTCGATTCAGGTGATTTAGTAGTATATCTAACCGCATATCGTCCTGTAAATACAGACATTTACGTGTATTATAAGTTACTCAGTAGAAATGATACTCAGTTATTTGATGTTGGTTCTTGGCAGTTAATGACCATGACCAATAACGGTTCTACTGTGTTCTCACAAACAAGAACCGATATGTATGAACATACATTCTCTCCTGGTACGTTAGGTACACCACAAGGATATGTAACATATACGAGTACTAATGGCCAAATCTATAACTCTTTCAGTCAATTTGCAATAAAGGTTGTAACAGTATCAACAGATAGTACATTTGTTCCTTACTTGACTGACATTCGTGCCATTGCAATGCCTGCTAATGTTATCACTCCAACGGTATTCTAATAATGACGTTACTTAAAGTACAAGATGTCTCGAATTTATATCGTGACTCAGAAAATATGGCTTTGATAAGCAAAGACAAAAATGGTTTGGAAGAATACAACAGAAGACGTATGTATATGACCAACCAGAAAGAAGAACTAAATACTATCAAGTCGGAATTAAACGATATAAATAATGACATCAGTGAAATAAAAGAATTATTACAATTATTACTTAATAAGGGTTAAAATGGCTAATATAGTTTCCACCATTAATTACAATAATACATTTGGTGATTGGGTTATATCAACCAATGCATTAGTAGTTGAGAACAACAATCTCGCAGCAAATGCATATATCAAACAAACCGGAACTTTATACCTTAATGACCCAACATTAGGTTTACAAGTTGCAAATAATGCATCAATAGGAAGATTAACACTTGGTGCACCATTACCAGTTACTAGTGGCGGTACCGGTGCAACAACATCCGTACAAGCGTTAACTAATTTATTACCATCAAATTTAACAACACCTGCGGGTTATGTGCTTGCAACAGGTGGTCCAGGAACATATTATTGGGCTGCTGGTGGTTCAGGTGGCGGCGGTAGTGCTGCGCCGGGCACAACAATTAATTCAACAAGAATTTATCCAACGGTTAATGCAGGACAAACAATATTCTCAACACCAACTTATGTTGTTGGTGCATCACAACTAAGAGTTTATGTTAATGGTGTGAGACAGTTTAATACTGATTATACCGAAACATCCAATACAGTAGTTACATTAACATCAGGAACAGCTTCCGGTGACATAGTACTACTTGAAGTGGACGGTTATACAAATTATGTATATTATGCTAATAATATAGCATTCACCGCACCATTTGGTAGCATTATTTCAACAGCCAACACTATACAGTTGGCATTACAAGATTTGGAAACTAGAAAGGCACCACTATCAGGTAATGTACAATTCAGTTCTGTAGGAGTTGGAGTTGCGGCTGATTTCGCCAATACGGGAAGTATCGTTGCAACAGGAACGATCACTTCAGGATCACATAGTGTTAATGGTTTTATTACTGCAACAGGTAACATAACAACCAACTATTCCGATGAAAGATTAAAGAATAAAATAGGTAATATCGAATCCGCTCTAGATAAAGTAATGTTATTAAATGGTTTTTATTATGAACCAAATGATATTGCACAAAAATTAGGTTATACACTAAAAAGAGAAGTTGGTGTTTCAGCACAAGAAGTGGAAGCAGTACTACCTGAAATTATTGCTCCAGCACCAATTGATGATCAATACTTGACTGTTCATTATGAAAGATTAATTCCTTTGTTGATAGAATCCATTAAAGAATTGAAAAATGAGTTAGATGCTATAAAGAATAAATAACCAATATAACTCCACTCAATATAGGAAAATAGAATGTCCGTTATCGTAGGTACAAAAACCGTAATAGATAATGTTGGAAGATTATCCAACTATAGAATGACAAACTTTGTTATTTCAGCGAACACAAATGCTTCAGCTGGTTTTAACTATGTAGCAAATTCAACTATAACATTATCATTACCATCCTCACCATTAACTGGTGATATTATTGGTTTTTCCAATCAATCCGGTAGTGTAAATTGTATTATTGCTGCAAATGGTTCAAACATTAATGGAATAACACAAGACCTGAAGGTTGATGTTAAGAATGCTTCATTTTATTTACAGTATACCAATTCAAGTCAAGGTTGGATTATTTTTTAATTCTAGAATAACAAAAAAAGGAAAAATAGGAAATGAGTACATTAAGTCAATTTTTCAACTCAGCTGCATCAAGTGGTGCGGGTGGAGTATCATATTTCGGAACATCCGGATCATTAACAGTTCCATCTGATGTCACTTATATTGCATATGGCGCAATGGGTGCTGGTGCTAGAGGTAGTTGCGTTAACCGGTGCGGTGCAACCGGCGGAGGATTTTCTTGGTGGGAAGGTGCGGTAAATTGTGCCTCTCCATTCAATTTAACCGTTACTGTAGGATCGGCAGGAGCAAATGGTGGAACCTCAATTGTTTCTGGAGGACCAACAACAATATGTGCTACTGGTGGATTGTCTACTGGGGTCGGTGGTATTGGATATTGTGGTTTAATTAATACATGTGGCGGTATTGGTTCATGTTATTATGTGGTCAGTTGCACCTATCCTCGGTGGTATTATTGTTGTTATATTTATGCGGGAGGAGGTGCTGGAGGACTGATGGGTAATGGTGGAAACGCTCAGACCCTTGCCGGTGGTGGATTTGGTAGCGGTGGAGGTGGAGGTTGGAACTCAGGTTTTGGTGGAGCCGGACTCGGATCACCAAGCGGGCCCGGTTTAAACGGTGAGGTTGGAACTCCAGGATATTCAGTCAGTTATAACTTGAATGGGAAATTATCACAAGCAAAAACATTCTTATCGGCTTCTGGTGGTGGAGCTGGATTAAAAAACACAAATGTTTATTATGCTGCGGGTGCCGGAGGTGGTGGATCTAATGGATACGCAGCTGGGTTTGGTGGAGGTTCAGGAGGACTTTGTTCAACTCAAATCCTCGCGGGATGTGGTGGTGGAGGACATGATTGGATATTCGCTGCTTGTACCGTCCCTGATGGTTATGGCGGCGGTGGTGGCTACTGCATATCACCGCAAACAAATGTGTGTGGCGGCAACGGATTTGTTGCGGTAGAATACTGGAAGTAATGTTTAACACTTTATTATTATCGGAAGAGGATGATAATGTTCGGACATATTCTAGAATGAATGTGTTTGAACTATCATCCAATGTATTATCCTACCAGAAAAAGAGAAAGATTTTATCTGAAGTTTCTCAAAAAACAAATCAAATAAATCTTTTCTTTTTTTCTGATGGAACCGTTGAACTAACAAAACCAAATGAACTTTATTGTTTGGAACATCTTCCAGAAAATACAGATATGATCCTACCAAAAAATCCAAATCTTATGGATTTTGTTGTTTTATTTTATGAACAATCAACATCGGCAGCCATTGTTTCCTTTGATAAATTAACCAGAATAAAATTATACGGAAATGGAAATCGTATAATGGGATTAGATGAACCTCTAGTTTGTGATATGCCTTTTATGTCTCTTAAACTAGTTTTTGGAGGAGATATAGACGGTTGGATTATTTGTTAACTATATAATAGTATGAAAAATTTAAACTTGCCTGAAATTGATTATTCCAAGCCTTCTGAATATAATATGCCAATAAATTCCTATTGGGCATTAAAAAACGATAGTTTAGAAGAGTATAGATATATTCCAAATGCGTTTACTATTGATGAATGTAAAGAAATATTAAAAATCGGAAGGCACTTTGATATAAAGGAATCCAAAACCGGTGATGGTAGACAATTTTCTGAAACAAGAAAGAGTATGAATTCTTGGTTACCTCCATGTGAAATTACCAATTGGATATATCAAAAAATTCAATCACATATTATTGATATAAACCATCATTTTGAATTTGATTTGCACTCAATAGAAAACCTCCAGTTCACCGAATATCATAGTGAATATGAAGGAAACTACACAAAACATATTGATAAATTTACAACTTCAAGACAACCAAATTCTCATAGAAAATTAAGTTTTTCTATTCAACTGACAGATCCAAATCTTTATGAAGGTGGAGATTTGTTCTTGTATAATGAAGGAAATCCAATGATTGCTAATAGAGACATTGGTTGTATAAATTTCTTTCCATCATATGTATTACATGAAGTTACTCCGGTCACAAAAGGAAAGAGGTGTGCGTTAGTTGGTTGGACGCACGGACCAAAATTTAGATAATTTTAAATATGAATAAACAATTTGAAAAAAATGGTTTTTTGGTTATAAAAGATTTTATACCAAAAGAACTTTGTGATTTCGCTAAGACATACTTTAAGATTAGACAAGATACTTTAGATTATAGTATAGATGTCCAATGTCAGGAATCTAAAAGTTTTTATGGTGATGCTTTTACGGAAACAATCCTATTATCATCATTGAAAAAATTATCAGAATTAACAGAGATTTCTTTACTACCTACATATTCATATACAAGAATATATGGAAAAGGTGACGAATTAAAAATTTACAGAGATAGGGAAGAATGTCAATATTCTGCCACATTATGTTTGGGTAGACCATCAAAAGAGGAAATTAGTCCTATATATTTTTCTAAATATGAAGATGGTTCCAGTGTTACTGAATTGTTGTTAGACGAAGGTGATTTGTGTATATATATGGGAAACACTATGTATCATTGGAGAAAATCATTCACACAAGCTTGGTATCTTCAAACATTTTTACACTATGTGGATGAGAATGGTCCATATTCTAATAGAATTTTTGATGGAAGAAGATGTTTAGGAATTAAAAAATAAAGGTAAAAAATGGCAACATATAACTTAATTAAAAACGGAGTGGTAGTAAATACCATTGAAGCAGACCAATCATTTATTGATCAAATTAAGGATCAATATGATGAAATTGTAGAAGTTGTTCCTACTGTTCCCACAGAACCAGTTGAACCGATCAATACAGATTTTTATATAATTTCTCCGGTTCAATTTAAATTGTTATTTACATCAGAAGAAAGGGTATCAATTAAATCAGCAAGAACCTCTGATCCGGTAATTGATGATTTTTTTGATATTATTGATGATCCAAGATTATCAGAAGTTAATTTACAATTAAATTCTACTATTGATGCTCTGTCATATTTTGTAACAAAAAAATTAATTACAGAAGAAAGAAAGAATCAAATATTGAATAATTTTCCACAATAAACTATATTTTTGGTGATTGAATGAAAAAAGTTTTTATTATTGATGGTGGAGCCGGAAGAGTAATCACTGCCATTCCAGCATTAGAAAAATATATCAAATCCCACCCAGAAGAAGACATAAAAATCTTTATTGCTGGGTGGGATTCTTTATTTTGGAGTAACAAATTACTTCAAGACCGTACATTTAATCTTGATGATAAGGGTGTGTTTGATAACCATATTAAATATGCAGATGAAGTCATTAGACCAGAACCATATATTTTACCAGAGTATTTCAAGCAAAAAGTTTCATTAATTGAAGCATTTGATATTATTATTAATGGTGATAATTCAAAATTATTAAAACCAAATTTATATTTGTCAAATTCAGAAAAGACCTTCGGTTTAAAAATTATTGATGATGTGAAGAAATATCAAAAGAAAGAAAAAACTATTGTTGTCCAACCATATGGTAGCACCGCAAGGTTTGAATCTATTCCAGGAAATGATGATGTTATTGATGATAGTAACAGGTCATTTACACTATTGATGTATTCTTTCTTGGTTAAGAAATTAGCAGAAAAATATAATATTATTCTATTCTCAGATAAACAATTTCATTTTGAAGAAGATAACTTTTCATATAAATTAAATGCCGATTTAAGGACACATATGTCAGCAATTGATGCAGCTGATTACTTTGTTGGTTGTGATTCTGTTGGTCAACATATGGCAAGAGCATTTGATAAACCAGGAACTATTATTTTTGGATCTTCTTTTCCAGAAAATGTTTCATATCCGAATTGGTTTAATATTATTGATAAAAATAAAGAAACCAGGGTATACTCACCATTAAGAATCAATATGATGGATTGTAAGATGGCAGATAGAATTAATAATGATTGTATGGATTATTCTATTAAAGATTTGGAAACTATTTATTCATTAATCGTTAAAGATATTGAAAAGAAAGCAGGTTAATTATGACATATAATATTCTAGGAATTAATCCAGGACACAATGGTTCTGCAGCATTAACTATTGATGGTGAGTTGGCATATTATATTGAAGAGGAAAGATTATCAAGATCAAAATATGATGGAAATCCTTTCCGTGCTATGTTGGACATCATGTCAAAATGGAAAGTTGATGAAATTATTATTGGTGGAACAAGAGAAGATTTACCAGAATTACCTTGGACCGGGGAAGATCCATATTCTGCATTGGTAAGAAAATTCTATCCAAATGTAAAAATTACTAATTTCGGCGCAGACCACCATATAAGTCATGCAGCCTGTTCTTTTTATAATTCTGGATTTGATAAGGCAATTTCAATCGTTGTTGATGGTTCTGGATCATATAAATCTTTTCCTCTGGGAAAATTGTTTATGGGGAGCCAGTTTAAACAAACTGAAATAGATAGTTTTGTTTATGGATTTGAATCAGAGTCTATCTATGTTTTTGAATATCCTGCAAAGATTACATTGTTGAAAAAGTATTTTGGAAGTAATGATTCGGTAAAATATTCTAATGATTTTTTTGATTTTGGTTGTGGAATTACTACAGCAAAGGCATACGAAGGAGTTTCTGATTATCTAGGATTTGGATATATTGAAGCAGGAAAAACTATGGGGTTATCTTCTTACGGAAAAGAAGATCCAAATATTCAAAATTTATTCATCGGTAATAGAGGAGATAAAAATATCTTCATACAAAACTATCCAGCTGGAGCAAAATTAACATATCCAGAAAATAACCCAAAACAATGGCATAATAACCCAGAAAAATTGACAGAGTTTGAAAAGAATCTTGCTTGGAAAGTTCAACAAGAAACCCAAGAAAAAGTTGGGGATCTTATCCAATTTGCTATTGAAAAAACAGGAATTAATAATGTTTGTTTATCTGGTGGTTATGGATTGAATTGTGTTGCCAACTACTATCTAAAGAAAAGGTTCCCAGATATTAATCTATATTGTGAACCAGCTGCACATGATGGTGGAACAGCAATAGGATTGGCAAAATATGGTTGGTATCGACTACAAGATTGTTGTGGAGGTGGTTGTGAAACTCACGACCAAATAAAGAAATACCCACAAAAAACTTTATATCACGGACCAGAATATGATCCGAAATATATCAAACATAGATTGTTTCAATATAAAGATGATATTATTATTAACGAAGTTTCTTACGATGATGTAGCAAAATTAATTTCAGAAAGAAATATTGTTGCTATGTATCAAGGAAGGTCAGAAGCAGGACCGAGAGCTCTTGGCAATCGTTCTATTCTATATGATCCAAGAGATCCAAATGGTAAAGATTTTGTCAATACTGTAAAAGGTAGAGAATGGTTCAGACCATTTGCTGGTTCAATTCTAGAAGAATGTGCTAATGATTGGTTTGATATGGCGGGATTGGAATCATCTCCCTTTATGATGTATGCGGTTGATGTTTTAAAAGATAAGATTGAAGAAATTCCAAATATAACTCATGTTGATGGAACTTGTAGAATACAAACTGTTAACGCTGAACAAAATTTACATTATTATAATTTAATTAAATCATTTAATGATATTACAGAAGTCCCAATTCTATTTAATACTAGTTTCAACTTAGCTGGAGATCCCTTGGTAGAAACTATTGATGATGCTATGTATACTATATTTAATTCTAGAATGAATTATTTGTATTTGCCCGAATTGGGTATTTTAATTGAGAAGAAATCAAAATTATGAAAAAAATACATTTTATAGCCGGACTTCCAAGGTCCGGTTCTACGCTTCTATCTACAATACTTAATCAAAATCCAAAGTTCCAGGCATCGGTTTCTGGACCTTTAATGAGGTTTATTAGAGCAATAATTCAAGAATCCTGCTCTCAGGGTGGTCATCGCATTGAATGTCCAGAGCAAAAAAGAAAGAAAATTATGATGGGTATCGTTGATAATTATTATGATGATACAAGTAAAGAAGTTTTCTTTCATTCGAATCGAGGAACTCCTTTACTCCTTCATACAATTAAAGACATGTATCCTGATGCGAAATTAATACTTTGTGTCAGAGATATAGTCCAAATATTAAATTCTTTTGAGTGGTTGGTGCGTAAACAACCATATGAATTCACTACAATATTCCCACAGGGAGAAAATCTAAATGTATATACTAGATGTGAATCGTTGCTGGGTCCAAATGGAATGATTCCTTATGCATATGCTGCAACAAAACAAGGAATTACATCAGAACATACAAATTCTATTATGCTCATTGAATATGAAGAGTTAGCAAGAAATCCAGAATATATAATAAAAAATCTTTATGATTTTATTGGAGAAGAATATTTTGAACATAATTATAATGATGTTGAGGCTTCATACCAAGAGTTTGATGAGGAAATTCATTTGAAAAATTTACATACAACAAGAAAAGTTGTAAGTTATATTGAAAAGGATATGATTATACCTCCAGAATTAATTCAAATGGTTGAAAGAAACTTTCCTTCGGTATGGAAATAATGCATTTTTAATATTATAAATACTAAATAGTTTAACAATTTCTTAGCAAAAGGAAGAAAATAATGACAACAAAGGTCACAGGATCGGTATTAGCAAATACTGCTGTTACACCGGGAACTTATAATAGTGCATTAATAACCGTGGATGGCCAAGGTAGAATTACCAGTGCCAACAATGGTGGATTGAACTGGGTAATTAAAACTAGTGCATATACTGCCGTTGCTGGTGATGCTGTTCTAGCAAATACTGCGAGTGGAGCTTGGACATTAACATTACCCGCGTCACCCACATTAGGTTCACAAATTTATGTGGTCGATACATCAGGAACTTTTGCAGCAAATAATTTAACCGTTTATTATAATGGTAAAAATATAATGTCACAGGCTTCAAATCTGGTTTGTGATGTTTCAAATACTACTTTTAACTTAGTATATTCAGATTCAACTAATGGATGGAGGATTGTCTGGTGAGTAAATTAACTGATTTTTATCCTGTAAATGGTGTTGATACAAATAAAGTATTAAATCAACAAGTATTTACGACTTCTGGTACTTGGACTAAACCAGCTGGTGTCACAAGGGTGTTTGTTTCTATGTCTGGAGGTGGTGGAGGAGGTGGTAGCGGCGCCACCCAAGGAGTCAATGGTGGAGATACTTCTTTTGGATCAATAGTTGCGGCTGGTGGTTCCGGTGGGTGCGGAAGTCAAAACGGCAGTAACTACGGTTCTTCTTCGTCGGTGGGAGGCCAAGGAAGTTCTGGCGGTTCCGGCGCCAGCGGCGCCTATATGAGTGGAGGAGCCGGAGGTTGTGGACAACTAGTAGAAACTTGGGTTCCAGTATCAGCAAACGTCACAGTTACCATCGGTGCGGCCGGGACATCACAAGGAACAGCTGCCAAACCAGGTTACTGCATCGTTTCTTGGTGGGTTTAATAAAGGAGTTTTAAAAAATGTTATATGACGTATTAGATTCAAATGGTAATGTTATCAACACTATTGTTCTTGATAATATAAATGATTGGACTCCTCCAGAAGGTTGCACAATTAGACCACACACAGGACCAGTACCACAACCAATTAACACCACCAGTACAATCTCTTTTAAATTGAGATTTACATCAACAGAAAGAGTTGCAATCTATTCTGCTGTTGATACTGATCCAGTAATCAAGGATTGGGTTTCAATTCTAGATGATCAAAGGTTGACTATGGT